GAGCACCAAGAGCTGTGAGATTTACAGTCTGGGCGATTCCATTTGTGCCCGACGACGACACTTCGACAATGATGTCTGTAATTGATCCACCAAAAATCGGGACATAAACGGCGGCAGAATTCTGCACTTCAATTGTAATTCCGTCATTTATCGCCGCGGTTATAGCTGACTCATCGAGATTGATTAGAGATATGTTGCAATATCCCGCGACTGGCTGTGAGTAAATGTCTGTGCGTCCCGATGTAATTGTCAAATCTGCCAAAGTTACATTTTGAAATTGCACACCATTGATTTTTACTCGCCAAACTGGCGTCCAGATAGTCATGCGAAGTTCAACGCCCCAGCACCCAAAGCCCCGCGGGCTTGTGATCTATTGAGCACCTGAATAATTTGACGAGCTGTGCCTTCGGGATCAATTGCGCCGTTGACTGTCAGATTGATTGTTGTGCCGCCGTTGCCGCCGTTTGGAATAATTGTGCCGCTGGAGTTTGGCACAAATAACTCAGCCCCGCGCTCTCCCACAACATAAGGCGTGCCGCCCGTTACTGATCCACCTGCCGCACGAAAGCCCCCAAACACATTACCAATCAAGCCCCCGATTCCGCTGACAATCGGATTAGCCATGACAAGAGCAATTAGTCTTTTGATTGCTGAGATTGTGCCATCAATAAAGCCGACAAGTTTGGAAAATCCCGTGATGAGTCCAGAGAGCAAAGTGCCGACGACTTTCAAAGCTTCGCCCAAAACATTGCCCAAAATTGGTGCAAGAGTTTTTGAAACAAACGAAGCAAATGCTTTTAGTGCTTCAAAGAGTGGGGCAAGATTGTCTTCATTGTCTTTGATAGTTTTTGCAATGTTTTTGAACGCTGAAAATAAACCGTCAAGAATCGGCGCAAAGAAGTTAACAATGCCCGGAATTACAATCTCGGTGATGTAACCCCACCACACTCCGAAAATTGGGATTAAGACATCTTTGAAAAATTTCGTTAGATTTTCAAAAACTGGTTGAAGCTTCTTTCCGATTGTCTCTGATAATTCTGTAATTCGTGGGATTACATTATTAACAATCCCGCTGACGAGTGGAGTAATCGCGTCGAGCACAAATGCTCCGACTGTTTCCTTTCCTTCGTCAAAAGCTATTTTTAAGCGATCAACTTTGCCCGCAAAAGTGTCGGCTTGAGTTGAAGCTTGTCCTTCAAAAGTTTTGGCAAGAGAAGCCGTCGCACCGTCAAAATCTTTTGACTTGATGATTGAGTCATCAATTTTACCGCCCAACTTTTTGAGAGCTGTAAAATTTCCATCGTGAGCTTTGGCAAGAGCTTCGCTGACTGTCGTCAAATCTTTTCCAGTGCCCGCGGCAATGTCCAGAGCTAAAGTCTGGAGCTCTTGTGCCTCTTGAACATTTTGTGTCGAGCGAACTAAACGATCCAAAGATGGTCGCAAGTCGTCATCGGTGACGCCAAAAGCCAGTGAAGTCTTTGTGATGTAATCTTCAGTCGCTTTGATAGTTCCCTCTGTTGCGCCTGTGACATTTTTCAAAGATGTGCGGAGTTTTTCTTGTGCGGCTTGATCCTCAATTGCGGCTTTGACTCCATCGACCAAAAGCTTGCCAGCATAGACCGCCGCGGCGGCTCCAGCTACGGCAAAAGCGGCTCCAGCCTTTTTTGCAAAGTCTCCGACCTTAGATCCAAAACCTTCAATTTCATCGGTCGCGCCTTTGACTCCACGCTTCAACTCATTAAAGTCAGCGTCAAAAGTAATCTTGATTTTTGGAATTCCAGCCATTACGCGACTCCCCCTCGTTTAGCGACTTCTTGAATCATCTCGGCATATTCCTTCGCCACGACTGGGACATAACTTTCAACAGCTGGAGCAATCCAGTAGCCACGCGGATTTGCTCGAACTTTGAATCTGTCTGAGTATGGGCGACCTAGTGAGTCAATCCCCGTGTGTGATCCGTATTCTGTGCCCCACAAAAGTGCGCCAGCTGGCGCGGCATTTTGTTTAGTCTTTTGCCCTCTTGAATTCTTTTGCCCGCCATACTTGCGCCCGACTTTTACACTGCCACCAATATCGACGCGGATCAATCTATCTCGCGGAGTCTTAATTGCTTTAGGCGATGAGAGAAGTTTTGTCTGTGGTGCTGGCGCGGAATTTGCAAACATCATCAGCTGACCCGCAAGACGCTGTGAGAGTGGCTGAGCTCTTGTGCGGACTTCATCTTGCGTCTCTTTATCTAGTGATCGCAAAACTCCAAGCAAATCTTTAAGCTGGCGTGGGTCGACTTCGATTGCATAAACGCCTTGTTTAGCCGCCGCCATTTCGTCTCTCCAAAATCTCCAGTGTGGTTGTAATGTCTTCAGCTGTCTGCCATTCACTCTTTGGGAGACCCGTCGCAATGGCGAGCTCCCAGAGTAAACGATTTACGCTTCCAGCTTCAAAACTTTTGGGTCTTGACTCTCCGTTGATATGTCAGAGACGGTCTCGATCCATGCTTCGTAAGGTTTGACGGGCTTGCCAGCCGCTTCACGCTTCATGGCGTTGTATGCCAAAAATAGAAGATCATTGACGCCAATCTTCTCTTGCGCTTGTTGAATGGTGTTGCCTGTCTTAACTTCCCACTTAGCCCACTCGGGCGGAGCGGCGATGTAGGTCGCCGACTCCCCAGAGTTGTATTCGATTGTGATTGCTACTTTCATGCTCCCGATTTCCTATCTCTTAGCTGAATGTCTCGACTGGTGTGCCGACGACTGTAAAACTTAGGCTAACAGTCTGAGCGTCTGGGCTTGTGCCGCCCACGCTCGGAAAAATTGGCAAAACATTGAACGCGAATGACGCGCCTGTGACTGCGACCATTGTGACCGCAAGATTTGTGTTTGGTGCTGATTCTGCCGCCGCCCAAAGAGCTTCACAGAGAGAATCTGTTGCGCCCCAGTCAGACAACATCTCAACATCAAAAGTCCATTGCTTATCAATCGACTTATATGCCTTTGAAAATAAAGTGTTATATGTTTCGATAGTTACATCTCCAGAGAGTGTCGCCGCTGTGGCTTGCTCTCCGTAGCTTTTGGTCGCGATCGTCAAAGTGATGTCGCGTCCTGTTATGACGGTCGTTGCCATTTTTGCTCCTATGTTTGTGTGTAGTAAGTGCTTACTTCGATCTCACTTGCGAGCACGACTGCCCCGCTTGCGAGTTCGACTGGGATTGGGTTTGACACCGATCCAAGAATGTATCCAGCGGGCAGTGCGCCAAGCACGCTCATCGCTAATTGCTCAAGATTGTCAAGAGCTGATGGATTGTCATAATTTGCAACGCCAAGAGTGACGATGAGATTGACCTTGACTTTTGTGACGGATTTTCCAATTAAAACAGTTTCCAGATATGGAGCCGCTGGGACGATGACTGCAAATGGGACTTGTGGTGCCGCTGGCACCGCGTCGTAACAATTCGCGGCGACTGAACTGATCGCGGTTTTCAACGCACCGCGCACATTTGTGGCGATTGATGATGGCATTACATTGCCATCGCTTCGGTATCAAGCAATTCGCCTAAGAGCCCCGAGCACCTGTTGAGGAGACTGCGACCCATTTTGAACGGTGACGGGGCAAAATCCTGTCCCTCGATTTGCCCGCCCGCCGCCGTCCGCGATTGGAATACTTCGATGGATACGACATAAATGGCAGACTCTACTCGCGGATTTGCCGCATATAGATCGGTCGCTGAATATCCTGAAAGAGTAGCTTTGCCCGCTGGGATTGATTGGCGGATTGTTACATCACTCGAGACAAGTGCGGCTGTAAATGTTTTTGGATCAATGACACCTGTGACGGTAAAGGTTGCGCTAAATGGAGCGGGGAGCGAAGTAACGATTGCGCTCTGACCCACTGCAAAACCATGCGGGGTCGCTGTGTTAAAAGTTGCGACATTGGACTCAAGTTTGTATGCACTAACAGCTGAAGCATGAGATACAAGAAGCGGCAAAATTACGCCCTCAGCTGTGTTGATTATTTCGTCAAGATAGGCGTCAGAATATAAAGAGACGCTCACGCCCAAGACTGATCTCAGCTGTGACGCTGTGATAATCGCGGGCATGAGCTCTCCTTTGTTCGACTCGGCGAGAATCGGGAGCGACCCCGCCGATGATTATTGGTCTTTAGATATTGTTGCGGAAAGCTCCACCTGCGAGCTTGACTGCACATGCACCGAATGAATAAATGCCGATGGTGATTGAACCGTCAGCGGTTGATTCAGCGCGGAGTTGATATTGTGATCCCTCATACCATGTGTAAGCATTTGGATTTACAACAATCATTGAACCGTCAGCTGCTCCAGCTGGCGCGGCAAAATCTGCATACAGATCAAGACCCGCAACATTCCCGCGGAGACT